ACACAGGTGCAACATTCTCTAAGGTCGAACTTACTACCAAGAAGATTCGTCTTGATTGGGAAGTAACAGCAGAATCATTGGAAGATGGTGTAGAAGGTGACGCTCTAGAAGATCACTTGGTACGCTTAATGACCAACGCATTCGCAAATGATATCGAAGATCTCGCTATCAATGGTGACGGAGCGACAGGCTCATTCTTGTCAATCATGGACGGATTTATCAATAAGGAAAAGACTGGAACAGGTGCTGGACAAGCACACGAGTCAGTTGTAACTGTAACAGATAACGCCTGGACACCTGAAGTTATGCAGGGAATCATCAATGCAATGCCACGTAAGTACCGTGCACTTAAGAACAATCTTAAGTTCTACGCAGGTACAGATGTATTCGGAGGAATCGTTAAGAATAACGGTACCCTTGCAGATGCAGTTGCAGAAGCATTCACTGGCCGTATGCCAGGAAGCACACAGTCAAACCGTCAGAACTATCTAGATGGACTCGGACAGACATTCGGTGGAGCACGTACAACACGTGTTCTCGGAATTGAAGTTCAGGAAGTTCCTTACTACCCAGCAGGCTTTGTCGACTTGACATTCCCTGCAAACCGTGTATGGGGATTCCAGCGCGACATCGTTGTAAACCGTGAGTACGTAGCAAAGAAGGACACAATTGAGTACACAGTATTCGTCCGCTTTGGTATTCAGTGGGAAGAAGAGGATGCAATTGCATTCGCTGATTCTGCATCAGATTCATAATCTGTAATCAGTACCTTTAATGGGGGGCGGGAGTTCACTCTCCTGTCCCCCTTAATACTTTAATGATATAATACAAACAAGGAGGATACAATGGAAAATAATAATTATAACAATCCGTTTTCAGCAGAAAATGCAGAAGAGCATGACTATGTCGAAGCACCAGTAGTAGAAGTTGCAGTAGAGCCTACAGTAGAACCTGTAGTTGAAGCAGTAGTTGAAGCAGTGGTAGAAGCACCAGCAGTAGTTGAGCCAGTTCAAGCACTAGGCTTTACAGAGACAGGTGCTATTGGATCAATGGCAGCAGACGGCGCAAGTAAAACAATTAACACAGATGTAAACCTTTCAGGAAAGGTGGCGCTTCACTCAACAAAGAGCGTTCACTGGCAAGAAGTTGGAACTCTTAGCAGAGGATATAATATCGTAACACAAAAGCAAGCAGACAAGTGGCTAACTAGATCACATGTTAGAGTTGCTACACCAGAAGAAATCCAGAAGGCTTTCGGATAATTAAAGATGGAGATATTGAGAGTTTCGCCGTATTCAGATATACCTGTTAATTTTGTAGTTCCTGCGGGAATAACATCATCAACTATAACTGTTAATATAACTGATATGGCGGATCTCTCAGTATCAACATTAACATTTTTAAATAAGGTATCAGGAAACAATCTCAGCATATCTTTACCAGGTAAATATGATTCATCTTATAGGGTTGAGATTGTTAAAAATCTTGGGGCAGTTGGAGAAGCAATTCTTCAAGATGAGACTTATGAAGTTGTAAGACCATACGTTGACCCATTAACAAAAGCAAGCACTGCATCAGACATATCAAAATACTCTGTAAATGAAGAAATTGCAAGAGCGGTAATAGATTCTGTAATTCCAGAAGGATTTTATTATAAGAAAAAAGTTTTACACTTTGAAGGAACTGGAGCAGATTATCTTCCAGTTTGGGATGATGTTAAAAAAGTTTTGACGGTATATGAAAACAATAAATTAGTAGAAGATAGAGAATACGAAGTCTCGTCAGACAAGACAGCAATTATTGAAAAGTCAACAGACAACATTAATAGAGCAGAATCAGCACCACTAGTTTTGCCTGCAGCAGCATCTGACTCCCTAGATCCTCAGTTTATCTATAGAGGGTTTGGAAGAGGTTGGGATTATCTAGTAACTGTTGAGCATGGATATACTGCAGTTCCATCAGACATTGTTAGAGCAACAGAAATGCTTGTTCACGATATAGAGTGTGGCAAATTAGATTATTACAAGAGATTTATTTCTTCTTACAATACAGATCAATTTAGAATTCAATTTGACAAGGGTCTTTTCGAAGGAACGGGAAATATAATTGTAGACAAGATACTTTCAAAGTATGCTAAGTCTATTACAAAACTTGGGGTGTTATAATGACAGTTTGCGAAACCCCAGACTTTATGTTTCCAATGCAAGCATCTGTTTATCATCCAATAATTAAGCAGGGTGATTTTGGAGCAATAAAAAAGCAATGGGTTCTTGATAGAGTCTTTGCTTGCAGTTTTTCTTCTGGAGGTTCAGCATTTAAAGAAGAAGTAAAGCCAAATGTAAACATAACACAAAACTCGATATTGGTTGGAAGAGTAAAATCTGACATAAGAATTTCTTTGCTAGATAGCAAAAACGCATTAACAAACATATTGATTACAGATATTAAAGACCAAGAAGGAAACTTAATATATATGGAAACATCAGGACCTAGGTCTGGCAAAGGAACACTTTTTGAACTAGCAACCTATGAACCATTTACAGGGCCATTTGGAAATATTGAATCTTATAAAGTAGTAATAAGAAGATCAGAAAATCAATCAGGTGATGTATGATAACAACATTTAATTCAAAACAATTTAAAAAAGATATGAACAATATTGTTAATTATTCTGTAGGATTTTTAGAGGGTATCCAAAGAGGAAAGACTGTATTCCTAAAAACTCTAGGAATGGAAACAGTAGAAATAATGAAAGAGTTTATAGACTCAAACGCAAAAGTTAATCCACAAATGCTTCATCATGTTTACGAATGGACTATGACTGGAAGCCCAGAAGCAAGACTATACGATATTTCATACACAACAAGCAATCTAGGACTATCTTTTAGATCATCTTTTAGTCAGTCTAAATCTATTAAAGATGGATCACGTACACCGTTCTACGATAAAGCAAGAATCATGGAAGAAGGAATTCCAGTTACAATTAGACCAAGAGTCGCACAGGTATTAGCGTTTGATGATAACGGAGAAACAGTGTTTACAAGAGGTCCTGTTGAAATTTTAAACCCTGGAGGAACAGAAGTAGAAGGCGGTTTCGAAAAAGTCTTTGACATGTTTTTTAATAAGTATTTCTCACAAGCGTTTTTAAGAACAAGTGGAGTTGCAAGGTATCTTGAAAATCCAAAAGTATATAAAAAAGATATGCCAGCAGGAAAAAGAATTGGCAAGTCTAAAGGCCTATCAACTGGATATCGCTGGATTGCTAACGCAGGAGTGGGTGTATAATGTCTGCATTAATTCATCATCCACCTACAATTATTAACGCCTATCTAGCAGAAAAAATAAATCCTGGGTTTAGTGGTCAAGGAACAACATATTTTTTCCCAACTCTTCCAACAGAAATTGATGCACTAACTGAAACATTTCCACAAAGCAATGGGGTATTTGGGGTATACGACAGAATGTTTAAGATGAGAAGAACCCCATTCCCATACATTAAATGTGAGCAACTTCTATACTATTTTTATTCAGTAGGTGATGACGCACAAAAGAATATGGTCATAACCCAGCAGCAGGTAAGTGACCTTCTGGATAATGGAGATGACTCAGCAAAAGATTTAAATGAATGGGCAGCAGAAAATCCTACATCCTGGAACCTAGAATCCAAGCCAATGTTCTTCCATAACTTTAAGATCTACCAACTAGAAGAAACCAGAGATATAGTTGACTTTGGAACAGCCCGTACCTATGCGGGGAATAAAATCATCATAGACTATGATTGGCATGCTAATTAATTTATAATAAAGAGGTAGTATAATTAGCATGAGGAAACAACCCCCTTCCAATAAAATGAAAGAGGTGAAAATATGGCATACAGCCGTGGTTCAAGTAGTAACATCATCGTAGGTGCAGCAGCACTATTTACGCATGATTCAGGCCCAATCGGATATGTAGACGCAACAGGAGCGATCACTGATACACAAGCAAGCACTGATCTTCCAGCACTTACAGCATCCACAACATCCTATAAGGAAACTTTGTCACTTGACGAAGATTACACAAATATAGGATACACATCAAATGGTTTGGAACTCGCATTCCAGCCAGACTTTGGTGATGTAGCAGTAGATCAACTTCTCGACGTTGCTCGTTTATTCAAGCAGGGTATGACAGTTAATCTAAATACATCTTTTGCAGAAGCAACACTAGAAAATCTTCTAGTAGCAATTGCATCAAATGAGGAAATCGCAACAGCATCCAACCTATCGACACTAAGAATGTCAGCAGGAGATATTGGTGACGTTCCACTAGAGCGTGGTATTGTAGCAGTAGGACCAGGATCTGGTTCAGCAGCGATCAACAAGGAAAGAATCTATGTAGCATACCGTGCACTATCAATTGAGAATGTGACAGTATCTGCAAAGCGTGACGAGGCTTCAATGTTTGAAGTTTCATTCCGTCTTCTTCCAAACGACAATGCGTCATACGGTAAGATCGTAGACCGCACACTAGCAACAGCAGTATAATACAACTTAATATATGAGAGGCTCAATCCTTCGGGGTTGGGCCTTTCTGTTTGGTATACTTATATAATGGCAACAAAAATATATGAAACAAAAAAAATATCACTAGTAGATGATAGAGTTATTATTGCTGCCCCATTAAAAATAAAATACTTAAGAGAATTTTTAGAAACCTTTGAAAAAATTAAAGAAGCAAAAAGTGATGATGAATCAATATCTATTTTGGCTCAATGCGCTCTTATTGCAATGCAACAATATTGCCCATCAATTAAAACTATTGAAGATTTAGAAGACAGCCTAGACTTACCAACTATCTATGATGTTATTGATGTTGCAGCGGGAATCAAAATTAATGAGAAGTCAGAAGACACTGTTAAAAATCAGGCAGTTGACAGTGGATCAACATGGGAAACCTTAGACTTGGCAAAACTAGAGTCAGAGGTTTTTTTGATCGGTATATGGAAAGACTATGATCAGTTAGAATCATCAATGTCTATGCAAGAACTAACAGCCACACTAAAGATAAAAAGAGAATTAGACTACAGTGATAAAAAGTTTGCTGCAGCAATGCAAGGTGTAGATTTAGATAAAAATTCTGGTAGCGGTAATGAATGGGAAGACATGAAGGCTAGAGTATTTAGCAAGGGTGCAACAGGAAATGGAAATGATATTCTGGCCCTACAAGGAGTAAATGCTGAAAGAGCAGGGTTTGGCATTGGCATGGGTATTGATTATGAGGTTTCCGAATAGCCAGAAATAAGCCTGCGCTATGGTATAATTAACTAAACCTTATAAGGAGGAATAAATGGCAATCGCCACTGAAGAAAAGACAGTAACTCTGATCGATGGAACAAAGATCAAGGTAAGACCACTTAAGATTTCTCTACTTCGTCCGTTTATGAAGAAGTTTGAAGACATTGCAAAGGTCGCAGAAGATAACGAAAAGTCTATGGATTTGTTAATGGACTGTGTTCAAATCGCAATGAAACAATACAAGCCAGAATTGGCAGAAGACAAGGAAGCCCTAGAAGAAAATCTAGATCTTCCAACAGTATACAAGATTGTCGAAGAGGCATCAGGAATTAAACTTTCTGACGCATCACTACTTGGCAACCTTGCAAATAACTAAATAAAGAGGTGTTAATGGATGGCTGATGTAGAATCCAATATTCATGTAAATATTGATACGTCTGATGCTTTAGCAAGTCTAAAACTTCTACAACGTCAAATATCAGCCTTCCATACACAAATGGCAAAGTCTGGTACCGCAGCCTCAGCGGTAGCAGCAAATCAAGCACAGAACTTGATGAACAGCATAAATGCTACTGGAAAATTCCAAGCATCTATGCGAACAGTAACATCAAGTACAGAGTCTTTTACTAATGCTTTAGAAAGAAACAAGTTAACATCTAGAGAATATTTTAGATATACTGGAGCAGCAACAAAAACTTTTGGAAGACTGTTTAGATCTGAATTTGAAACATTAAATAAAGTTGCACGAGAGCGTGTAAAAGATATACAGACCCAGTATGTAAAAATGGGCAGAGGTGCCAATGGAGCACTACAAGCAATTGCGGTAAGACCTCTAACGCTTGATATGAAAAATCTGGGCACACAAACAGCCATTGCTGCACAGAGACAACAACTACTTAATCAATTATTAAGACAAGGATCAACCAATCTCCTAAACTTTGGTAAGAATACTCAGTGGGCAGGACGTCAGTTAATGGTTGGTTTTACTGTTCCACTTGCAATGCTTGGTACAGTTGCTTCAAAAACATTCATGAAACTTGAAGAGCAGGCAATTAGATTTAAGCGTGTGTATGGAGAAATGTTTACAACACAAGCAGAAACTGATGCAATGGTTAAGCAAATTCAAAAACTTGCAACAGAATATACTAAGTATGGCGTTGCAATAGAAGACACAATGAAAATGGCTGCAGATGCTGCAGCAATGGGCAAGATGGGTGCAGAATTAGTTGCACAAGTTGTACAGGCAACAAGGCTTGCAGTTCTTGGCGGAGTAGAACAAACGCAGGCATTAGAGACAACAATTTCTGTAACTAACGCTTTTGGCGTTGCAGCAGAAGATCTTGCAAACAAAATTGATTTCCTTAACGCAGTTGAAAACCAAACTGTAGTATCTATTGAAGATTTAACAATAGCAATTCCAAAGGCTGGACCAGTTGTTAAGCAACTTGGTGGAAACGTTGAAGACTTAGCATTTTTCCTTACAGCAATGAAAGAAGGTGGAATCAATGCATCCGAAGGCGCTAACGCACTTAAGTCTGGTCTTGCATCATTAATTAATCCATCAACAAAGGCAAGCAAGTTTCTTGGAGAACTTGGCGTAAATATTAAAGGAATTGTTGAAGCCAACCAAGGAGACATTAAAGCAACTGTTGTTGGGTTCGCACAAGCACTTGATACTCTTGACCCACTTAACCGTGCTCGTGCTATTGAACAACTATTTGGTAAGTTCCAGTTTTCAAGACTTTCCACACTGTTTCAAAACGTAACAACCCAGGGTACACAAGCACAGAGAGTCTTATCATTAACAAAAGCAACTACAGAAGAACTTGCAATCTTGTCACAACGAGAATTGGATAAAATTCAGAATACAACAACATACAAATTTAAAAAATCAATGGAAGATTTAAAATTGGCTATTGCTCCAGTAGGAGAACAATTCTTAAAAGCATTAACCCCTATTGTTGAGTTTGTTGGGAAAATTCTTGACAAGTTTAATAACTTAGGAGATGGTACTAAAAAATTCTTAACTATTCTTACAGTTGCTCTTGCTGGTGTTGGACCAGTTCTTTTAATGGGATTTGGTTTGATTGCAAACGCTGTTGCTAATATAATTAAAATGTTTGCAGGATTAAAATCTATGTACAACAGAACGGGTCAATCAAGTCAAATATTAGGAGAGCAGACAAACTATTTAACTAAAGAACAGTTAGAGGCATCAGCAGTTGCAGCATCACTTGATCAAGTTCATCAAAGATTAAGACAAACCTTTACTTCTGAAACAGCAGCAGTTAACATGTTGGCAAATGCATACAGAAGAGCCATTGCAGCACAAATAGGATTTACGGGTCCCAGTGCTGGAAAGCGCTTGCCTACACCTAAAAAATATGGTAAAGGAACAACAAGCGTTCCAGGAACTGGAAATAAAGATAGCGTAAACGCAGACCTAACTCCTGGTGAAGCAGTAATCCCTCAACAATCAGCACAGGATCCAGCAAATAGACCAGCCATTGCACACATGGTTGCAGGCGGAAGAGTTCAAGGATTAGCATTTGCTCCTGAAGTAGCAGCAACAACAGATGCTAAATCAGTTGCAATTAATGAAACACACGTAGGCGGACGCAGCGAGCCAAGACTAATATCAGACATTATTAAGAGCAATCCTAATATGTCTCCCGATCAAAAGTTAAAACTTATAACTATGGAACAGGTTCTAATATCACAAGGTTTGCCACCAGTAACAACAACAAAGCACAGTCTTATGTTCAACTTCCCTGAGTGGATGAATAAAGCAATGCCTAGCCTAACTGGTGGAGTACCTAAGCAACAGTTTATAGATGAATGGATTAAGGGTGGAGCAGGCAAATGGTCTCCATCTGGAATGTCTGCAGTACAGGCACAAGCGCTAGATAATGCATTCTTAAAGTCAATTCAAGAATCTAAAAGCCCATTTATAAATGATTCAATAGTTGACAATTTATATAAGAAAGAAATTCCAAAAATAATAAGTCCAAACGACCCAGGCTATGTAAAATCTCAAGGACTGTATGCAACAGACTATAGATTTAATATGGGTAAGGGATTAGGAACTACACCTGATGAAAGTAGAAAAATTCTTGATGAGGCAAAAAGACAAGGTTTAATCTTAGACTACAGCATTGATGAAAGAGTTAATAGTAAAAAAAGAGTAGTAACTGGATCATCAACTATAACTCTTCCAGCAGGCACATACCATGGAGTTCAAGTTCCAGAAGGAACCGTAGTTAATATGAACAGACTTGGAGCAGGAACAACCCCTGTAATTTCTCAAGGCACAAAGGCAGCAAAGAAAGCAAAGGTTGCAGCACCGCCATCAGCCCCACAATTGCTTGATCTTGAAAAAGCAATGGAGCACAAAGAAAAACTAAGAGCAGTTGCAATAGAGGCATCTCAAACTGCCTTTGGAGCAAAGAAGCCTACAAACTTTGGTGTTCAAGAAACACAGAGTTCTGGTAGAAGTAATTTTATGTCAACCATTGGCGGAGTATTTACAAAACCAGATGGGTCAAAAGTATTTGTAAAACCAATGCTAAGTGAGTTAGACGCTATAGCAGAAAAAAGAGGAACTGAGATTGCTAGAGCACAGGGCTTACTAGCACCAAGACAAACAATCAAAACAATGATTGATCCTACAGATATTGATGAACCAGATGTTAAGAAAAAAAGAAAGATTATTGTTTTGGAATCTCCATATGATTCAAGATTTGATCCAAACACAATGCCAAAAACTTTTACTGAAAAAGAATATATTAAGCAATTAGTAGCATCAAGCCTTCGTGGAGACAAAGATCTTAAGAAAGGCAACCTTGGAGGCAATGTTGTAACTGATGTTGGAGCAGCAGGAGTATTTGATAAAGCCTCTGGAACAAGATCTTATTCAGCAGGACTTCCATCTATGGAAGCAATTGCTATGCACAATCTTAAAGGTGTTTCAGGTCCAAATGCCAACAACTCTCCTTTCTGGTTTGGAAATGCCACTGCTGATATTCCACAAAATATTCAGTCTGCAGATGAATATGAAAGAAAAATAAAAGATGAGATTAATAGAACTCTTCCAAAATTAAGAAAAACTATAGATGGTTTTAAACTTGATGCTGGAGATCCAGCCAAAAAAGTTTATGAAGATATGTATAAGAGACTTCAGGCTGGTTTAAACGCAGACTGGAAAAAGGTTTATAACTTCCATCGTTCAATTTTGGTAAAGCCAGATGAAGTACTTGAAGACAAAAAGGGTAACCTAAAGCCAATACCAACAAAGCCAAATAACGGAAAGTTAAAATCAGACTCTGGCAGCATAAAGGATACAAGACTTGCTCCAGCGAGTGTTGCTTCATCGGTTCGTCAAGGCCCCAAGGGAAGAATTGTTGGAAAAGCAAATGCCCCAGGATCAAAGAATGCAACTGTAAACGCAATTCTTGCGGGAGTAAAAGGATCTGTTGCAAAAGCCAAGGCTGCTGGTGCCACTATTGGAAAAACAATATCTCAATCCGCAGCAGCATCATCAAGGACTGCTTTGTATGGAACGGGATCAATAGATGCAGATGCTAAATCTTTACGTAGACAAATGGAAAAGCGCCAAAGGGCAGAAGCAAAAACACAAGCAAAGACGGCAGCATCAAGAACTAAACTATACGGCATGGGGCCAATGGATGCAGATGCCAAGTCTATGCGTAGACAAATGGAAAGAAGAACTAAGTTAGCAAACTCTGTAGCATATCAAAAAAGAATTATTAGTGAAAGAGCAGCAGCACAGTTTACACCAGCACCTTCAGTTTCTGGAACGCCAATGGGACCTTCAATGGCAAATGGTAAATTTGAAACCACTAAATTGCAAAGACTTAAAAATAATAGACAAAATGCAAAAGTAGCAGGTAAGGGTGGTATGGGAATTGCTGGCGGTGTCGGAATGGCAGCAGGTGCAGCAATGATTGGTTCTATGGTACCAGGTAAAGTTGGAGAAATCTCACAAAAATTAATGATGCCACTTATGGGATTGTCTATGATAATTCCAATGTTAAAAAGTCCTGCTTCAGCCTTAGCAGTAGGACTTCTTGCAACAGTTGGATCATTTGCTGCCTTGAGAATGTCATTTGATAAAGCAGCAGATCAGGTTTTAGAAGAGGGTGAAAAGTTTAAAGGATCTACATCTGCATTACAGACTATAGCAAAATTTGGTGGTAAGACAACAGCCTCAGAACAGATGGACCTAAGAAGAAAAAATTCTTTTGCAATGCTTGGCGCAGCAACTGGTAAGACTACTTATGGAGAAGCATATGCTCAAACAGCAGAAGGAAAGGCTTTGACTGCAAGAATTTCAAAACAGAACGCTGACGGTAAAGGAAATGTTGCAGTGAAAGATTTAGGTGGCCAACTTTCTGCAGCAATTATGTCTGGTGCTATGGATATGTCACAGGCAAAAAGTTTGGCTATGAATGCTGCTAGACAAGCAGGAGATATGTCTATTGGTATAAAGGTTATTGCTCAATTAGAAAGTTTGCTTGGACCAAACGGAGAAAACCTTGTTAACGATCCATTAAATGTTAGAATAAATATGGTAAATGCAAATGCAAAGAATATGAAAACTAGTGCTGATAATGTAAAAAATGCTGGTGTTTTACAACAACTTGCTGGACAAAAAGTAACACAAGGACTAGGCATAGGCGCTTCGGCTCTTGGTGGAGCAGCAGCAGGTGCTGGAATTGGAACAGCACTAGGACCTGCAGGAACTCTAGCAGGAGCAATTATAGGTGCTGGAATTGGAACAGCAGTAGGAGCAATTGGTGGATACTTTGCCTCAAAGAAATATGCAAAAGAGGCAGCAGTTCTTGGAGCAACCTATGCGGTAGATGCTAAAATTGCAATGGAACAAAATAAACAAATGCTTGACTCTCTTGATATGTATTATCAGAAAAAAATTGAAGAGTTAAGGCTGCAGGGTAAAATTAATGAGGCGTTAGAACTAGAGAAAGAGTATTTAGGAGATAAAGAAAAAGGCAAAGTTGGAAAAAGAGATCAACTAACTGCAGCCCAAGCAAAAATGCAAGGAGACATAGTATCTCAATACAATAGTGCTGGTGGACTTCAAGAAGCAATGATGTCTGGAATGAAAAAAGCCACAACTGCAAAATACAAAAATGATCCTAACCAGTTAGCATATATAGATACTGTAAATCAGCAATCAAAAAATCTAAGAAAAGATGGTCTTATCGATAGTGGACAAGAGTTTTTAATTCAAGCAAAGATGGCAAGTGGAGATATTCCTCCAGCAGTATTCAGAAGTCTTTTGCAAATGGCAACAGACAATAAAGACATGGCCCCAGTGATGATGAAAATTATTACAAAGTTTAGTGGTGCAACATCTGAGTCAATAGGTGTAGCAGCACAGAATATTCTTGATGCAAAGGGTACCATTAACAAGACAGTTCAAACAAAATTTATAACCAGGGTAGAAGCATTTGAAAAAGACTCAGATGCTCTTGATTTTACAAAAAATATAATTAAGTTAAACAGTCTCAATACAGTTATCCCATCAGATGTTATGGTCAGTTACTATACTGACAAAAGCAAGGAAAGCCAAGAGGCATACGCATCATTAAATAAAATGCTAGACGCAATTGAAGGTAGCAAAGATTTAACTGCAAAAATTGTTTATGAGATTATGCCAGAGGTTAAGGGAACAGCAGCATTTGATGAAGCATACTTTAACACATTAACTGAAGATCAGCAAAAGGTTTATACAACTACAATTTCAACATTAGTTAATATTCCAGAGCCAAAAATTGAAGCAAGCGAAGACTATAAGGCGTGGCTTAAGGAGCCTGCACCAAGAGGTGGACAAGGAGTAACAGGAAGTCTTTCTTATAAAATACAAAAATACACAGAAGCCCAAGGATACAAAGCCGTTACAGATAACTTATCAGTAGGAGTAAAGGCTCCAGTAGGAGGAAACACTCCTGCCGATGGAAACAAAGTCCAGTCCTCACCACTAGATGACTTAGTAAAGAAACTAAGAGATGTACGAATGAACCAGATCAAGGTCACAGAAGGCTGGGGTGCTTCTCGTAAGGCACTAGATAAACTGTTTGGTGGTAACAAAACTATTGATGTATTTAGCGGTATAGAAAATGATCTAAGAGGCTTAGGTACAAGCCAAGACTTTATCGAACTAATCGTTGGCATGGATCCAAAGGTATATGAACAGAAAAAGAACTCATTGTTTAAGTTTGACAACAAGAAAAATATTGTTGGACTAAAAGAAGATGCTAAAAACATTCAGGAAGCATTAAACTCAATAACTATGGGTGACTGGAAGTCTAGCATGGAAGCAGACTTCAAGGCTATTGAAAATCAATCAACTGCATTTAATAAGTTGGCAAACCTTGGAGTTCCAGTAGCAGAGGCATACCAATTAATTTCTGATAAAACTTTGGCAGCAGCCATTGCCAATGGAGTAAATGATAAAAGCCTTAGAACTTTGATTTCTAACTATAAACTTTTAACTGCAGCACAAGAAAAGTCAGCGGCAATTCAAGGAGTAAAAACAGATATCGCACAATTTAAGAAAAACACAATTCAAGAAGCAAGACTAAGATCAAAGTATGGGGCAGAAGATGCTTTTGCAATTTCATCCGATGAAAACCTACAATCAATGGAAAGCCAAATTGCTTCACAACAATCGAGATTAAATAAGTTAATAGCAAACGGAGCACCAACAGCAATTATTGTTAAAGCCCAGGGAGAGTTAAATGATTTAATTGACGATTTTACTGAAAGGCTAAATCAATTAAAGTCTACCGTTGAATTCATGCAAGGCTTATTTGATAAAGGTTTTAGCAATGCTATGCAGGCCTTTGATGTTCAGGAGACAGCCCTAAATATACAATTTAAAATAGATACAAAATCACAAAATGCAGTAATTAAAGAGGCACAAAATGCAATTGCAGCAATTCAATATGAAATAGATGACAAAGAAGCAGCACTAAAGGGTATTGAAGAGCAAGAACAAAAAATTAATGATAAGTATGATGAAAGAATTAAGGCTTTAGATGAAGTAGAAAAGTTAAACTCTTCTATTTCTAATCAGCAAAAGGGTCAACTAACTCTTGCTGAGGCCCTAACCTCTGGAGATATTTCAGCAGCAGCAAAGGCCGTACAGGATATGAGAGCCCAAGCAGCAGCAGATGCAGTAACAAAACAAAAAGATGCTGTAGAGAAATCTAGAGAATATGAATTGTCTAGAGTAAAAACTCAGGGTGGAAAAACTAGACTAGAACTTGAAAAAGAAATCAAAGATCTTCAAGATAAAATATTTAAAATTGAAGAAGAGAAACTAGAACCAGCACAAGAGTTTATTCGTTTAAGACAAATAATATTAGACAAAGATATAGAAGGACTTACGGTTCTTGGCAAAACAAAAGATGCTTGGGAAGCAATTAAAAATCAAGTAGACCTTGCATTAATTAAGAGTGCTGCATTTGTTGATTCTATGAAACTTGCACTAGAGACTCAAGCAAAACTTATTGCAGCATATCAGGCTCAACCAGGGAATACTTCAAGCAACTCTGGTACAACTGCAACACAAGGTCCAGGTCCATTTGTTCCAGATCCAAAAGCATCAACTGAAGGAAATAAAAAAGCAGAAGATATTAATAAAGCAGCATTAGAAAAGGCTGCAGATTATGCACCTGCTATTGCAGCAGCAGCATTTCACCCAAGCGCTAATGCAGCAATGGAAAATGGAATAATCGGGGCCCTGTCTATTGCATCACAAATAAAAGCAGCAGCAATTGCTGCAGCAGAAGCAATTAGTGTACAAAATCAAGCATCTAATCTTTCTAGATTTAAGGCAAAAGAAGCAGCAGATCTAGCAGCAGAGCAAGCAGCAATAAATGCTAAGGGCAGAGTAGGAAGAATGAATGGTGGAATAATTCCTAAAATGTTCTCTCTTGGTGGATTTGCTAAAGGCACAGATACAGTTCCAGCAATGTTAACTCCAGGAGAATTTATAATGAGTAAGTATGCTGTAGATACTTATGGCGTAGATACTATGAGAAAAATAAATAATGGCGAATCAGTTGGTGGAGCAGTGTATAATAATACATATACATTAACTGTTAATGCAAAAACAAATGCTAATCCAAATGAAATTGCACAAGCAGTAATGTCAACAATTAAACAAGTTGATGATAGAAGAATTAGAGGGGTGTCATTAAATGCCAGAAATTGATCCAAGAGTCACCTATGTTCAGGGTCGTAAAAAATATAACAGACCAAGCGGTATGCTGTGGTCTGAAAACTCTGGCACTCTTAAAGATGGTTTGTACATTCCCTATGGGTATGAAGTTGGAGTAGACCCAGAAGATGTTGAAGATCAAACCCTTCTAGATCAATTCTTGTTTATTACTGATGATAATAGACAGCCCCTTGATTTTTCAGAAGAAAGAATTGAAAAGCGTGAAAGAATGATTAATGGTCGCATGAGATCATATCACATTGCAGATAAAATAACACTAAGTACAAGTTGGAATTTAATTCCGTCTAGATCCCATGCAAACATTCCAAGTTTTGATACTGCTACTGGAGTTTCTCCATATGTATCCTATACAACTGATGGAGGCGCAGGTGGAGCAGATATGCTTGAGTGGTATGACTCACATAAAGGATCTTTTTGGGTATTTCTTGCCTACGATAGAAAGGGTATATTTAGTGGAACACCAGAACCATACGACCACCTTGGACAATACAATCAACTTATAGAAATGTTTATTAGTGATTTTTCATATTCTGTTGAAAAAAGAGGAACTAAGTTTGATTACTGGAACGTCTCAATAACTTTGGAAGAAGTATAATGTTTGAAGATAAAGAACTGCAAACATTTTTAGAGACTTCTCCGACGGTACGAAACAAGTCAATAATAACAGCAGAATGGAACATGAACATACCAACCAATATAAAACATATTGGTAACTATAGATATAGACCAACAGAGTCTTCTTCTCTTTATGCTTCACTTCCAACAAGTTTTGATATTAATGATGCTGGAAATTTTTATACAGGAGCGACAGATGCAGATGTTTTAGTAGATGGAACATTTGACAATGACGACATTCCAACAACATTTTTGACAAAGAAGGAAAAGTTAAAAACTCTTTATTCTTTAGAAGAATGTTTTAATCAGTTTAGACCAAGGTCTGGAATTAACAAGGCAGTGTTCTTTGAGAACGGGAAACTGCACCACCCCAATCTAGTCATGGCCGACAGACCAAGATACTATATGCCAGATAAAAATGATAAGTTTAAGTACTGGACTTCATACAGAACAGAGTCTGGTCAAGAATACGGGATTGCCTCAAAGGTAAGAGGTTCTCAAAACTCTATAGAAGATGCCTGTCCTTTTGTTGTCTATAAAGAAAAGATTCCAGCCAATAGAGTTGTTGTTAAGATGCAAACTCATACTGGAACAGAAAATCTAGGCCCCTTTTCGTCCCCAACTGGAGCATTTTCAGATCCATTCTTTGGAGAGTTAAATCAAAAGGTTCCAACTAGATGGAAAATTCAATTCCTAAAAGATTCAAACTGGCAGGATGTTATATCTTTTAATCCAGCAATACGAAGAGCAGACGGATCATCCGTCATCAAGAGTGATGGATATGTTGAAATAGCCTATGGACTAATTGTTCCAGATGAATGGAAAGCAAATTTTGTTTTTGCAGAAGTATACTCAAGTATTTCTTTGCTTCCCGAGCAGTCTGTAGTTGGATATGCTTATCTTATTAAAGAAAATGAAAACGATATAGGCAAGTTTTATATTTGGAACGGTACAGATTATACAATCATAACCCCAAAGTATGGTTGGTATATCCAAGATGAGACAGTAGACAGACTTACAAACTTTGTTGTAGATGCTACATCTCCAAATGTATTTACTAAATCCTTAGATGGAAAAGAACAGTACCGAGAATTTGAATACATCTCTGGAATTAGAATTGTCGTTGACTCAATGAATGTAAAAGACTCAACCTTTGACCTTATAGAAATATCTCCAAGACTTGTTTTAAATGTATCTGATAAAACTTTAGACTATTCAATTAATAAGAGTGCATCAGATCTTGGGCTAAGTGGTTTACCAGTTGGGCAGTTAATTGCATCTAATGGAAATATTAATATATTTGATTATGATCAAGCATTTAATGAAAACAATCAGTCAAGTATTATAGCAAAATATATAAATAGACATGTTCAGTTTAAGTTTTATGAAGTAATTGTTGATGTTGCAGGCTGGGATTACTGGGTTCCAATTAAAACACTATATGCCGATTCATTTCCCAAGCAGGATCTTATGAATAAAACTGTGTCCCTTTCCTTAAGAGATATGTATTGGTATCTAGAATCAATAACTGCACCACAAATATTAATGACAGAAGTATCTGTAAGTTCTGCTGTTTCTCTTTTATTAGACCATATTGGTTTTTCTAATTACACATTTAGAAGAGTGGCAAATGAAAAAGAAACAATAATTCCATATTTCTTTGTTGGGCCAGACAACAGCGTTGCACAAATTCTTCAAGATTTAGCGGTATCAACTCAAACTGCAATGTTTTTTGATGAATACAATAACTTTGTTATGATGAGCAAAGACTATATTATGCCAACAAAAGAACAAAGACCAACAACCTTTGAACTTAGGGGAACTAACGATCTGTTTCAAGATAATGAAATTAAAAATAAAACACTTGCAAATGCTAAACTTGCAAATGTGATTTCTGTATCTAGCCAGACAAACAATGTATACAATGATGGAGTAATTAATTACACAACAAGACATATACAAAGATCTATTGGCTCTTTAAGACAAGCAAGCCTCTTAGATGATGAAAGATTTTACACTTATAAGCCTGCTCTATTGTGGGAAGTGTCTGGAACAGAAAATACAAAGTCAATAAATAACGAAGTAAACAAGCAGTCTGCATATGTTCTTAGCGCTATACCACTAAACTCTAATCTTTTAGCAGATGTGCCAATTGTAAAAAATAACATTGTAATTAATAATACATTTAGTCTTGGTGAAGCAGCGTATTGGATTACAAGATATAATGGATATTTTTATTCACAAGGAGAAATTATAAAATATGATGCAGTTCAATACAACGTTACTGGTTTTGGAAATGTTTGGATAACTTCTACAGAAGACTATCAAAATTATTTTTCTAAACTTCCATTCAATGGAAAGATATATCCAACTGGCCTTGTAAGAATTTATTCTGAACCAAAATATTTTGAGCAATCTGGTGTTATTAGATTACAAAATGGAGAAGTTCAAAAGCATGGTCGTGGACAATTTGGAACTACTGTTGTTGCACACAATGCTGGAATTGCTGATTACTGGAAATCAGATGACAATGTTAAAGGTTGTTACATGTCATCAGAGTATTTGTTTCAAAAAGATTTAACTTTACCTGCAACCACCGTTGCATTATCTGGAAAATTAACTGACTCTGGAATATCTTCTGATGCTTTAGCAAGAACTTCATCTAGAAGCGGAATTATTAAAAACTTTCTGTCAACTTCTGTTGTGGGAGAGATAACCACAAATACTCAACAAGTCCCAGGCTCAGTTCAATCATCAGCACTTTCTTTGACTGGCCCAAACTTTGCTACTAAAGAAAAGCCAAGAAATTTTATTTCATATGTTCATAAATCATTAGAAGGAAAAAAGTATAAACACTTTGGAACAAGACTAAGAATTATTGGTAAGATTGAAAGCAATGAAGACCGTGGTCAGACAACCAATGGATCCTCAACTTACTATGTTGTAAATGGTTCTACACCAGATAAAAATATTAACGTTGCGGGTGGTTCTGCTGGAATTGCAGTAATGTTAAATCCAACAACAAATGTAGGATATTATTTTGAGATAGCAGCACTTGGACTAGGTAATTTGTCAGAAACAGATAGACAAAGCGTTAGTAATGTTTTTTTCTACAAAATAAAATCTGATAATAGTAAGGCAATTCCTGTTGGCCTTTGGGATGGTCTTGCTACAATTACTGTTGATGATGGAAGATTTACTGGGCAGTCAAGAGTTTTTGCTGAGGAAAATCCAACGGTATATGATTTAGCAGTAGAATATGAAGACATAGGAAAGACAAGAAGATTCTACTTATACATTAACGGCAAACTAATAAAAACAGTAGATGATAATGATCCACTTCCTATATATTCTAACATAGCATTATTTACAAGAGGATCTTCAAGAGCAATGTTTGAAAATGTTTATGCACTATGCAATAACTATTCTCAAAACACATCATTTTCTTTGGGCGCACCAGTAAATTCTGTATTCGGAGATTCTGAAATTGACGCTAATGAGTCTTTTAGAAAGTATGCCATTAGTGGTTTAATACAAAATACATATCTTTCTGGAATTGGTTCGTCAGAACCTCCAAAGTATGACATATATTTTGAAGAGTTTGGCAGCATTATGAGAGAAGCAGCAGTGTTTAATTTTAAATATGATAAGGCTTATCCAGCATTAACTGCAAAAATTTCTCCAACATTTAATAAAATAAAGGGGTATGTCGTTTCTGGTTTTAGAGCAGGATCATACGGTGCTGAGTTTATGATATTTAATGCAACAGACACTGCGCTTAGTCTAGACGAAACAAGTGGGAACTATTTAAGAATTCAGGGAATTACTTTTACACAGGAGTCAGATAACAACCTAACAGTTGATGAATATTTTAATAAGAATACTCTTGAATCAAGCCCACAGTTTGTTGCAGATAAATTAATTTCAAATCCTTTTAAATTTAAACAAGATTATCAAGATATAAAATTAAGTAGAATGACTTACGGGAAAAAAGATTTTTCACTAACTACTCCATATATTCAATCACAAGATGAAGCCTCAAACTTAATGAAGTGGATGGTTGAAAAAACATCAAAGCCAAGAAAGTCTATCGGAGTTAAAATATTTGCAATACCTACAATTCAACTTGGTGACATAGTAAGTTTAGACTATCAAGAAAATGGAATAAGTATGGCATCAAATGCATTGAGCAGATTTGTTGTATATAATATTGATTTTTCAAGAGGTCCAAGTGGTCCAGACATGACAGTATTTTTAAGTGAGGTTTTATAATGACAACAAGCGCAACAGCAAATCTTCCATATCCAGAAAGCGCATCTCAAGATAACTCAGTAAAAATTGCTACTCCAGATTTAATTCTTTTAAATGATGAGGCCATGTCTATTGAAATAATGACAGACCTTATATTTGAGGATATTGGAGGATATGAACTTGCCACTATATCTAGGCATGACCTGGTAAATGGGCAAAAGGTTATTTATACCCCGATTAAAAATTTAACAGATTTATATCTACAATACAATCCAAATAATGTTTTAAGACTGCAGGCATCTGATTCGTATCTTAAGTCTTTATCTTTATCTATATTTGACCATCTACCAGTTTGTGGTACAGGATATGATCTGGTGGATGGAGTTAAAGTGCCAAACTGTAAGTCAGTCTATATAGATCCGATAAGCGGAGACCTAGTTATTAACTTAGTTAATGTCAAAGAGGGCGAGCAAGCAGAAATTAATATATTGAACAGTGGAAGTATTTTTGATGATACAATACATAGTGGGAGTAATTAATGATAACTAATATAGGTAAAAATCTTTTAGCCAAGTATCTTGTGGGTCAGACACAATCATATGCCTCACACATTGCTGTGGGCTGTGGGCCTAGCCCAGTGGCTTCTGATGGGGGTGTTTTTGGAGACTATGCACTAAA